CTCCTTCTGTCTTCAGTTCCACATCATCGAGCGAAAGCGTCTTTTCAATAATCTGCGTCATATGCGCCTCACTGCTTAATTGGTTCCCCCAGCGGGGTCTGGCTGGTGTTTTTCTGCTCCCCAAGCTTGTCAAGCGGGACAAGATTGTTCTGGGCAGTCAGCGCGTCCGCGCCATCCACAACCGGAAGGTTCTCGAGCCGCCTCACCTCATTCCGTGTCATGAAGCCGTTCTGGAGTGCTTTGCTGTAGCTGTCATACCGACTGGCGATATTCGCTCTCTGAAGCGCGCTCATCTTGAACTCGCAATTAAGCGTCTCGCTTTCGAGAACCGTAAACAGCGTTTTCGTAAGCGTTTGTTCAAGGCCAGTGCAAAGCGGCTGAATCGTCGACCGATAAAAGCCTTCAATAATCTGCTCAAGCCCACTTGCCGCCGTACCGCCAGAGCTATTAAGAAGCGCGCTGGGAACACCAAACCACCTACCTATCTCCTCAATCCCAAACTGCCGGGTTTCCAGCAGCTGCGCGTCAGCGGCCGACATCGCGATCTGCTGATATTTCATATCCCCCGGAAGAACATGAAGCCAATCGCTTGAATTCCCGGTCACCGGCGGGAGATTCCCATATCGCTCCCTCAGCTGCCGAATCTGGTCTTCCGTCAGATCCTGGTCAATCATCAGCAGACCGGTCAGCTGGTTGCCATTACCGTACATCGTTGTGGCATTCTTCTGCGCATTCACAAGCTCTGCCGTGGTTGCCTGCATATACTCGAGCGTAGACAACCCCACAATGCCGTTCCCCAGCCCCTTCCAATGCAGAATTTTGTCGGCTCTGAACTCGTAGAGGTTCCCGTCCTTGTAATACTGATAGACAACCTCGCCATTTACCACGCCGACCTCCATCTGGTCAGCGGCAAGAGGTGTCAGACTCACAAGCTGCCCCGCACCGTCCCTTGTAATGAGCGCATACGCATTCCCTCGAAGGAACCGATTCAGCCCCATCGCGAGCCAGAAATCATGCGGCGTCATATTGGCATTTGGCGCGCGGAGCACCTGCCACACTCGGCAATTCCGTTCTTCCTCCCGATTCCCATCAGAATCTCTGCGATAAACAACAATGGGCAGAGACGCTATTGTTTCCGCAAGCAGAGTGACGCATGACCATACTGCCGAAAGCTGAAGGCCATGGTCCGGCGGAATCGGACGGACGCCGCTGACGGCTGCCCCCGTTGGCAATCGGTTCTGGACCCCGGACGCGTCGCCGATAGGTGAGCCCAACCCCACCA